GCGCGGCGGCGGCGTGCGCCGGCTGAAGGCCGGTTCGGTCGAGATCGAATATGGCGCCAATGCGCTGAACCAGACCACGTTTACCGCGATCGGTAATCTGCTCTCGGGGCTGATTGCCGGCGGCAGCGGCGGCGGACTGTTCCTCAACGCGGGGCGCGGCTGATGGCCTCTCCGCTTTCCGGTTCGATCGCCACCCAGATTTACAAGGGCATGAAGGCCCTGTTCCTGGACGCGACCTATACCGTCGACGTTGCAGGCACGATCACCGACCCAGCCGATCCGCCGGCGCCGACACCAACGAATTACGCTTGCCTCGCCATCGTGGAGAAATACTCCGACTATTTCTCAAAGCAGGGATTGGTGCAGGACGGGGACCGCAAGGTCTTGATCCTCGCCAACAGCCTGTCGGTTCGCCCTGTCGTCAACTCGCGAATTACAATTTCCGGCATCACGTTCACCACCATCAAGGTGGACACCGACCCGGCTACAGCGATCTGGGAAATTCAGGGGCGTATGTGAGTGGCAGCCAACCGCTTTGACCAACTAATCTCGGAATGGGAACCGAGACTCCAGCGCGCTTTTCTGGACTCAATCTACAATCTTCGCGACACGGCCCACCTCGACCAAATCATCAAGATGCTCGAGGCCGGCGACGTTAATGGTGCTCTCCATGCTGTCGGCATCGACCCTGTAGCGTTCCGACCGTTTGATAAGACGATCGCAAACGCCTTCGAGGCTGGCGGCGAGGCGACGGCTGCGGCGGTTCCTGTAACCCGGGCGGCTGATGGGTTTAGAACCGTTTTCCAGTTCGCAATCCGCAACCCGGAAGCGGAAATGTGGCTCCGTAATTATTCGGGCAATCTGATAACCGAGATCGTTGCCGACCAGCAAACGGCGGTTCGCAACTTCCTGTCCAATAGGTTGGCGGAAGGCGCGAATCCGCGCACCACCGCGCTGGATCTGGTCGGGCGCGTTGTCAAGGACACCGGCAAGCGGGAAGGCGGGGTTATCGGCCTGACCTCCTCGCAAGAGGAGTGGGTTCGCAATTACGCCGCAGAACTGGCAAGCGACAACCCGGCGCAGGCATTGGCCCGGACATTGCGGGATAAACGTTTCGACAGCGCGGTGATGAAGGCGGCCAACAGCGGCGAGCCGATCCCGGCGGACCTCGTTAACAAGATGGTGACAGCCTACAAGAACAGGGCGTTGCGCTACCGGGCCGAGACGATCGCGCGGAAGGAGACTATTACCAGCCTCCACACCGCGCAAGAACAGGCCATGCAGCAAGCCATAGGGAAGGGCGCTGTGGCCGCCAACACCGTGACCTATGTCTGGCGCACCGCTCACGATAACCGCGTCAGGGACACGCACAGGGCGATGGACGGGCAAGTAAAGAAGCAGGGTCAACCGTTCATCACGGGAGGCGGGGCGCTTTTGCTTTACCCGGGCGATCCCAGCGGGCCAGCGGAAGAAGTGATCGGATGCCGATGCTTCCGTGAACCGCGAATCGACTTCCTCGCCGGAATCAAGTGAATGGCCGACTTCGCCGCTACCGTTGACGCATGGGCGACCGAAAGCGCCGACCGGATGGAACGGATATGGAAGGCCAGCTCGCAGGAACTGGGCTCGGTTGCGAATAACGGCGTGCCGATTGACACGGGCTTCGCCCGCGCATCGTTTCAGGCATCAGCCGAGTCTATGCCGGCAATTAACACTAGCAATACCAACAAAGCTGGAACGCCAGCGTCGTTTGATTTCGGCACGATATCCGCCGTGATCGCTTCGGCCACGCTCGGGCAGACCATCTACATGGGCTGGACGGCAGCGTACATTTTGCCACTCGAATACGGTCATTCAAAGCAGGCGCCACAGGGGTTTGCCCGTCTGGCCGCAGCGCAATGGCCATCGATTGTGTCCGGCGTCGTCGCCGAGGCTAAGGCTCGCGTCGGCTAATCAGCTTCATCATCGCGGCATTGAACAGTGCCAGCGCCTTGCGCGCGGCCTCAATGGCTGTGTTGCCCTCGACCGTTTCGGCCGCCTCATCGCCCAGCGCGTTGCGCGCGGCGTACAGCCGATCATGCACCTCAATATCAGAGAGTTTTTTAGGCAATGCCCGAACCCGTAGAGGTCGCGATTGAGAGCGCACTGTTAACACGGGCGCAAGCCTTTGCACTAGCGCAATCCCTTACAATTTCGCTGCCGAATGTTGCGTTTACCCCGCCGGTAGCCAGCCCGACCGCGAAATGGCTAAGGGCCTCGTTCCTGCCCGCACCATCAGTGGCTACGGGAATCCCATACGACGCGCATATCCAGCACTACGGCATCTTTCAGGTCGATGTTTTCTATGGGCTTGGCGGCGGCGAGCTGGCGCCCGCCCGCATCGCATCGAGCGTCATCAGCTATTTCCAGCGCGGCACGACCGTCACCAAGGACGGCTTCACCGCGCAAGTCACCAAGTCCCCGTATCGCGGGCCAACGATCAAGGACGACACGTGGATGATGATCCCGGTGTCGATCCCGTACCTGTGTTTTGCAAGGCCGACGTGACGGTTTTCACGAACTCGACGGGCGGCTGGTGCCTCCCATTTTCTCCAAACTGAAAGGACTAAACGATGGCACTGTTCCCCGTTGCCGGAATGAAACTCTATATCGGCGCCACCATGAACGACTCGGCGACCGATTTCGTTGAAGCGGACTTCACGGGCGCGAACGCCTCCCCCGATTCCTGGGTTCTGGTCGATGGCTGGGAGCAGATGGGGCCGATTGGTGACGGCGCCGCCGATATTGCGACCACGCTTATCAACCGGGGCCGCACGGTGCATCAGAAGGGCACGGCGGACGCCCCCACCATGTCGAACGTGTTCGCTATTATTGCGGGCGATGCCGGCCAGACCGCACTCATTGCGGCCGGCCAGCCCTCGAATAAAAATAACTATACCTTCAAGATCCTGGGCAACGAAACCGGCACGCCATCCAAGCTTTATTTTCTCGGCCTTGTGATGGGCACGCCGGAACAGGGCGGCGGTGCCAATACCGTCCGCAAGTTGGCCGCCAACATTCAGGTTAACTCCAACGTCGTTCACGTGGCGGCTGCCTGATGAGCGGTGAAATCGAGATTAAACTGAATGGGAAGGTCGAGACGCTGCGCCCTTCATTGGGCGCGGCGAAGCGGGTCAACGCCGCGGGCGGGTTCGCCCATGTCGTCAACCGCATCCAGGCCGCAGACCTCGATTTCTATATCTTGGTTGTCGCGGCCGGCCTCGGCAAGAAAAACGCCGAAGTTGAGGAAGCCGTCTACCGCACCGGCCTTCCTGCGTTGGGTGCGGATGTCGTCAAGTTCGTCAACATCCTGGCCAACGGCGGCAAGCCATTCGATGCCGAAACCTCCGAGGGTGAAGCGACGGGGGAAGAGTAAGCCACGCGGACTATTTCGCGTGGCTGCTCAAGGTCGGCATGGGCTGGGTCGGCTGGACCGAAGAACAAACCTTGGCAACCGATATGCAGTCAATCGAGGCTGCGTATCGGGGCCGCCATGAAATGTTGTGTTCGTTGGCCGGCAAAGAAATTCAACCAGCAAAAGTTGAGTCGGTCCAGCCAGTGATGACGATGACGCCCCAATTATTTACGGCGATGTTCGGCAGGAAGAAATAAATGGCAGACGAGACAGTCGCAAGTTTAGGCTTTGCTGTTGACAGCAAGCCGCTTGACGACGCCAAGGGCAAGCTGGGTGGCGTTGCGACCGAGGCGGACAAGACCGGGAAGGCTGTTGAACTCCTCGGCACCAAGTTTAACGGGCTTGGGTCATCTATTTCTGGGTCTGGCGGCACATTCCAAAAGTCGGGCGACATGTTCGCCAACATGGCGAAGGGCATCGCTGCGGCTAACAAGGAAATTGAAACCACCGCGCCCAAAGTTCAGGGTATGGGCGCGGCAATCGCGGCCGCTATAACCAAAAGCGTTGTTTCATTCGACCAGATGAAACAGGGGATCGCCGGGGCGAACACTACACTCGCCACACACAAAGATGCTGTTGAGAAGGCCGCGTCAGCGCACGGCGGCTTGTCAACACAATCGCAGGCTGCCTTCCATTCCGTTCGAAGTTTGGCCGAAAGCATGGCGATGGGTGTTTCCCCAGCGCAGGCGCTAACCGCACAACTTAATCACCTAAGTTTTGCAGCATCCGGCCCCGGCGGCATTACGGCGGCATTTGCCGGCGTTGCAAGAATGATTGGCCCCACCGGCCTTATGATCGGCGGCCTCGCCGGCGTGGCTGCGGTTGGGACCGCGCTTGCCAAGGTGGCAGACGAAGTTCAGCACAATAAAACAAGTTTTGAAGCGTTGACGGGCTCGGCAAAGGGTGGGCTCGATACTTACAACGCCGTCAGGGATGCCGCGCACAACTCTGGCGTTGAGTTCGATACGCTTAAGGCCGCAGTAGACAAGGCCACCCAGGGCTTAAGCATCGCCGGCGACAAGAATGTGATTTATGCCAACAGCGCGGACAAGGTAGCGAAATTCTCCAAACAGATGGGAGAGACGTTCGGCGAGATCGGCAAGATCATGCAGACGAACGGCGCCAACGCCGAAGAAGAAGCCCGCGTTTTTGGGGTTCTTGGGCAGTCGATTGGCAACACCGGCACGTTGACCGTGGATGCATTCAAAGCGATACGCGATAACAGCCTGCCAACCGCCCGCGCGATTTCGAATGCGTTTGGATACCAGGACATCGACGAGTTCCAAAAGCAGTTGGCCAAGACGCCCATAACTGCACAGCAGCTTATTGACCGTATTAACCTTATCAAGCCGGAAATTGACAAGAACTTCGACGCGAAGCCAATCAATACGGTGGAGCAGGCGACGAGGCAGCTTGGTGAGCGCTGGGGCGAGTTCGTAAGGGCACTGGCTGATGTTGGCGCGTTCAATGTTGTTAAGGGGGTCATTGAGGGTCTGACATCAGCAACCTATGGGCTGGCGGCTGCGGCCAGGGCTGCTGGCAATGCCATAGACGTGCTGAAGGGCAAAGGTCAGGGCGGCTCGTCCAACGCCACTTACGACGCGATGGGGAACGTCCAGACCAGCGCTGGCGGCCCCGGCCCGGAGGGGACGGGTAACTCCGCTGTATCGAATTTTGACACCGGCAACTACGCTGGCCAGATTCTGACTGACAACCCTGGTGGTGCTGGAACAATTAATCTCGGCAGCGATTTCTCCGGCGTCACGGACAACCTCCCGGCCTTCGCAGGCGGCGGACAACTCACCGTCGGCGGCACTGGCGGCACGGATACGACGCTGGTTCAATTCAAGGCAACGCCCGGAGAAGTTGTCACGGTCAGCACGCCGGGACAAATGGCGCAGACCGATAGCCAGTCTGGTGGCATCCAGGGCCTGACCACGATACAGGGGCAACAGGCGGCAGGCGTCATAGAGGCAACCCCAGACCCTGCGTCACTGGCGACCGTCAAGGAAATCACCGACGCCATCGGCCAATCCACGATTGATATTTCCAAGAAAGTTCTGGACGGCAGCGACAATATCGTCACTGCGCTGAACAAGCTGATTGGTGGCGTGGCATCGACAACCGTCAACCCGTCGACTGGATTGCCAGTAAGAACCGCAGACGCCGCGTCACGCGGTCTATCGTTGCCAGCGTCTGTCGGCGGTGGCAGCGCAGTTGGCGGTGGCGTCAGCGCGTCGATGGGCAAGGGCGATGGGGAATTCGGTTCGCCGTGGAGTTTGAACGAAAACAAGCGATCTCCGGCGCAACAACCGATCCTGCCGCTGAATTATTTTGGAAATCCGGCTTACGATGGCGGCTCGCGCCGGGGGCAGGCCGCACCGATCAGGCGCTCCCGTGGCCAGTCACAGTTCCCGTCGCGAACGCCGATCAATCCGGGATCAACCGTCCCCGTCAATCCCGACTACAGCGGCTTTTACGACGGCTTTGGCGATCAACCAATCAGTTCGCCTGTCTCTGATTACTATGGCACTGCCGACGGCTTCAACGGCTCGCTCTCGGACATCGGCGGCGGGATGTCGGATTACTATGGAACGGACTATAGCGGGTCTGGAATGTTCAACGGCTCGCTATCGGATATAGGCACGACGGATGTCCCATATGGTAGCGGCGGCGTATACGGCTTTGACGGTGGTAATGGTGGGTTCGATACCGGCGCGATGGACTACGGCGGCGGCAGTGCTGATTATGGCTATTTCGCAACGGGCGGCCAGTTCACCGTTGCGGGCAGCGGCGGAACGGACTCGCAGAAGGTTTCATTCAAGGCAACACCCGGCGAGGTCGTCACGGTCAGCACGCCGGGCACGGTGACACCTTCCACGCCGAATAGCGTCCCGATGCCCGCCGGATTAAGTAGCACCGCGTCAGCGCCTTCCCCCATGGCAGCGCCGCAGCCCGCGCCGAGCGAAACCAAGACCATCCACATGTATCTGGCCAATGATGTCCAGGCCAACCAGATCATCAAGTCTCGCGCGCAAATTCAGAGGGCGATGTTCGGATGACGGCCCTGGTAAAGCTGTCATATGAAATCGCGTCCGGCGCGCAGGTTTCATATACGTTCGACGTTGCGAGAAATCCCAGCGAGTCTGGCATATCGGGCCGCATCGCGATGCGCCCGATCATTCGGGAATACATGCTGTCGGTTAATCCATCTCAGTCAAACGAGATGGTCAAGATCATCATGGCGCTGCGCGGCGCGCGGTATCCGCTGGCGCTGCGTGACTACGCCGACAACTACCAACTGACAAACGAGGAAATCCCGCATACCGGCACGGTCGCGCTGATCGGAAAGACGTGGGCCCCGGCAACGGGGTCTCTGTCTGTATTCGAGCGTATCCTAATCCCCGACACCACAGAGAGGCCGTTCGTCGTCAAGGTAAACGGCGGCATCCCGTCACCATCGCCGTCGTTTACGGACTTCGGCAAGATCACCATTCCAGGCTTGACCGATGGCGATACCGTGACTGTGACCGGGGATTATCTAATCCCGGTTTGCATCGTTGATGCGCCAAGCACCACAATCATTACCAACAGCAACGGCGTAACGCTCCATCGGTTTTCAGACATCCGGCTCGAGCAGATATTCGAGAACGAGCTGATCAAGCTTACATCATGAGATCATGGCCAATCCCCGACAATGCGGAGGAAATCCCCGCGTTGATTACGATTCAACGCGGTCTAACAACGCTGCGCTGGAACACGTCTAGCCGTGATGTCACGATCGGGTCGGATACATGGCCGGCTATTGCGGGGGCGGCTATCACGTCCTTTGCGTTCGCGTCTGATGGCACGGAAAGCAATGCCGACGTGCAGATCATGACGGAGGTCGGCGGTCTGGTTGAACCAGGTGATGGGGCACGCGGAATTCTCGACGGATGGCCGATCAGCGTCAAATTGTTCGACCCCGCCGACCCGGCAGGGACTGCCGTCGAGATTGTCCCCGGGTCAATTGTCGGCAGCGTTGCCGAGGACACAAACGGCATTGCCACGATCGCGGCCAGCGGTCAGTTGGTCAAAGCCGGAGTCTACGTTACCGAGCATTATTCGCTATCGGGCCGAGAAGACCTTGGCGACGACCGCTGCAAGGTGCCAATCATGCCGGCCGATATCGGCCGCGGCGTGGCGTTTGTTCGCCCGGACACCTTGCCGCTTCTGCACGTCAACGACGCCTATGGCCGGATGCGGACGGGTGTGGCCGGGACGCCGGTTGATTACGCCAACGTGTATTTTGAATGCACCACGGCGGGCACGACCGCCGCGACAGCCCCGACTTATGACCCGACGATAGGCAACAGCACGACGGACGGCACGGCGGTTTTCATCGCGCGTAACGCATGGACCCGCCACGCCACCGGACAGGCTACAGGAACGTTTGTCGTGACGCTGGATGCGTTGCCGGACTCAAGGGCGTCTGATCCTACTTGGTATGTGCTTGGCGCCCTGTATGTCCGCTCCGGCAATCTGAGCGGCTATCCGAAAATCCCGATCCGGGCATGGAACCCCGCAACGCTGGAGGTGACATTGTTCCTGCCTGTGCTGGAGGCCGACATCCCCGCAGGCACGCAGCTTGAAATTCATGTGGGCTGCGACCTGACCCGCGAGATGTGCTTTGCCCGCTTCAACAACATCATCAATCTTCGCGCGGAGA